ATTCAACAGTCTCATAACGCTTTTATACTTGCCTCCTTTATTCATCCCTAGCAGCGAGTCAAGCTCGCGCTCGAATAAGTCCACAGCCTTTTTGCTCTGGTATCTCTGCGCCCCACGTGGGGCGACCGGCGCGATTGGCACCAAGGCAGTGCCAGTCGCCCCATGTGGGGCGGTATCGTCGTTCGCCCCATGTGGGGCGGTATCGTTCGGTTCGGTCATGTTCATGATCCTCTTAATAGGTGGTTGTGGGGTAAATCGTCGATTGCGCAAAATCTAATCAATCGACGGGAAAAGTCTATCAAATCAGTCAATTTTTGGCATCCCCACCGTTGTTATCACACCCCCCGCCCCCTCGCTACGCATAGTCCCCCAAAACAAATTTTTCCATTTTCAAACTTTCCTACCTGTTATACTTTTCTCCCAAGTCACCCTTCACGGAAAACACATGAAACATCAAGAGCAGTCTTTCCAGAATCTCATCAAAAAGACAGGAGCATCTCCAGATGATCTGATAGCACAACTGGAAATTTGGCAGAGTTACCTAACCGACGGCCACAAAGCCAGATTACTTGCCATCGGATCACCGAAGGAGTCTGCGCCAGATGCTTCTAAGGCACTGAACCTGAAGGAACAGGTACACAAACTGTGGAACACTGTGGATATACTGTTAAATCAGGAGGTGGATTACGCAAATCAAACATTAAAAAACCCTGAGAACCACCGAAACGCTACGGATATAGTCGCTAAAGCTACCACGTTAGCCAACTTGTTAGCGAAACTTTACGAAGATGTGACAAATCAGTCGGTGCTACACCAGACTGAGATGGCCACAATATCGGCACTTAAAAAGTTCCCGGAGCTGTATGAGACTTTCCTTGCTGAACTTAAAATTCAGCTAAACAGTGTTGAATGATGTGCATGAATAAAGTCACCCTGCACCTAGTCAACGGGGAGTCAAAAGAGTTACTTGCCAGCGATATTGAGCAGGTTGAAGATTTTATGCTTTTTTTAATAAACGACGAGCCTGTGTTAATAGTTAATTCAAAGCACATTCTTTTTATCGAGATTCTAAAACTGGAGACTATACATTGAAAGCACCTTTCCCTTATTTTGGCGGTAAATCCCTAGCGGCTAAACTCGTTTGGCAAGCCTTGGGCGTGGATGTGGTCAACTATGTCGAGCCGTTCTTTGGCTCTGGAGCAGTCTTACTTGCTAGAGACAACCCTGGCAAAGTGGAGACCGTAAACGACATAGACGGATTTTTAACTAACTTTTGGCGGGCAGTGCAGGCTGATCCAGAGGCAGTAGCGCATTGGGCAGGCTACCCTGTTTCAGAGATAGACTTACATGCTAGACATGGGTGGCTGATCAATCGAAAAGACAGACTTGCCTGGAGCTTGGAAGACCCGGATTTTTATGATGTGAAAATAGCTGGCTGGTGGGTGTGGGGGTGGTCTGCGTGGATCGGGTCAAATTTTTGTAGCGGCAAAGGGCCGTGGACATTTAATGGTGCAAACCTAGTTAAAACAGGTGACAAAAATGAGCTTGCCTTGCTTAGAAAAAGACCGCATCTAAGCAATACTGGCACAGGCATTCACAGGGCTTCGCTTGCTCCTACCAAGGATGAGCTTGCCTTGTCTAAGCAACTGCCGCATCTAAGCAATACTGGCAGAGGCATTCACAGGTCTTCGCTTGCTTCTGCCAAGGATGGGCTTGCCTTGTCTAAGCAACTGCCGCAGCTAGGTGATAATGGCATAGGCATTCACAGGTCTTCGCTTGCTTTTGGCTTGGCGGCTTATTTTCAAACCTTAAGTGACAGGTTAGCTAGGGTGCGCATTGTTTGCGGGGATTGGAAACGTGTAATCACTCCTTGCGTTACAACGCGGCATGGCACGACAGGTATATTTCTTGACCCGCCTTACGCAGTGACAGCCCGTTGCAAAGTGTACAATAATGACAGCGACACTCTAGCCCGGGAAGTAAAGGAATGGGCGGTCGCAAACGGGGATAACCCTAAATTACGCATTGTTTTATGTGGTTATTGCGACGAGCATGAAATGCCTGAAAATTGGATAGCCTTGCCTTGGAAAGCCAATGGCGGGTATGGTAATCAAAAAAAGGAAACTAAAAACGCCAATAGAGAGAAGGAAGTTTTATGGTTAAGCCCTCATTGCCTTAATAGCTTTCCGCCTACTTGACTTATTTTACCTTTATTTTTATTTTGGTAGTAAATCCTGACAAAATGATTACCCCGCTCTCCCATGAAAACACTTACTCATGATTACTACAACCGGATCAAAGAGGCTGTTCTCAACGACAGTGCAATGTCACGGATGACAGACCTGCTGAGAAAGCACACTTACTTGCTTGGTCGACCCTACTCGTTTCATGAGCATGAGTATCAAATCGACATCTGCAACTCGGTGCATCACAACCTAGTGGCTGTGAAGCCGTCACAAGTAGGGTTTACCACGTTCACTTATTATTCCTTGCTGATGATGCTAGCGGTGACTCCTGAGATGGTGGGCATACTTGCACTGCCCACGGTTCACGAAGCACAGCGCATGGCCAAAAGCCGAATCGACCCTATCATTGCGTCATCCAAGTACCTTGGGAACGGATGATGACTGGGAATGACAGTGCGAGCTTCAAGCAGATCGGTACTTCTCAGCTTTTTCTGGTGGGAACACAAAAACCGCTGATTTCGATCCCCTGTGACTTGCTTGTAGTGGATGAGCTAGATTTTTGTGTGAAGGTCAATTTGATTACGGCAGAGTCTAGGATGAGCCACTCCCGTTTCAGAGAGGAAGAGACAGGCACGAGAGGCTTCAGGCGCAGATGGTCTACTCCCACGGCCAGTGGGATCGGTGTATCGGCTTTGTACGATCTGAGCGATCAACGCAAGCGGTTTGTGAAATGCCTTTCTTGCGGAGAATGGTTCTGGCCAAATTTTTTAGAGCATTGTGTAGTCGATGGGTTTGACCACGGTTTCAAAGAGCTTACCTATTTAGATGTCATTGCGCTAGAAAACAGCAATAAGTTGAACACGGCTCGCTTGCTGTGCCCGCATTGCCATAACGAGGTCACTATGCAAAACCTAGCTTATCCTTACCGGGAGTGGGTAGCGGAATATCCTGAGCGGAAAATGACAGAGGGTTGGCAAATCAGTCCGTTTGACTTGCCAGCACATCATTCTCCTGCGTCCATTATGCGACAGATGCTCAATTACCGAGGAGAAGTAGGCCATTTTCACAATTTTGTGTTGGGAATACCACACGACGATGCAACCAATTCCATTGTCGATGAAATAGTAAAGACGCAAACCGTTTTACGGCCTGTGCCGCCTGACATGGCTTACACTGTGTCAGGGACAATTGCAGGGATCGACGTAGGGAAAGTGTCCTGGTTGATAATAGCCAAAGTGATGTGCGCAGAAATCCACATTCTATGGGTAGAGCCTATTCGCTTGTTAGGGGAGAATGGAGAAGGGCTTAAAGAAGTGCTTATCGAGCGGCTTGCTCAATACAAAGTAGTGAGGACAGTCATGGACGCTCTGCCCTACACGGATGTCGCGTTAAGCCTCCAGGCACGGCAAGTAGACCAGACTTTTTATCCTTGCCAGTACACCTTACGGGACAAGAAGATGCCAGCGCAGTTGATAAAAGAGTCAGAAAACTTGTTGGAGGCTAACCGCACGAAGACGCTGAATCGCGTGGCTCGGCGAATAAACACAGGAAGTGTTTTCTTCCCTATCCTGGATGAAATGAAGGTCGTTCGCAGCCATTTGCAAGGCATGAAACGGGTAGACCGAATCAATGATGCAGGGGACATGCAATCGGATTGGGTCAAGGGGGAAAGCGCGGATGACCATTACTTTCATGCGGTGAATTACCTGTTGATGGCAGCGGAATTGTATGAGCAGGCTTTTACCGACTGGTCTCCAATCCCCCAGGTTAGTGGGGCGATGGTAGGAAAAAACGCAAACCTAGGGATATAGCCAAAGAGTCTGAACACAACCGTACCTATTAAGTCAGTAATAGTGTATAATCGCGGAGGCTCGGCGGATTAGCAGTCCGCCGAGGTTCTCCTCCACTTGTCACCGTTGTGCATCCAGGAGGTAACCAATGCCTGGTCTTAGGAGACTTACCAATGATAGGAGTGTCTTTGCACGGCCAAATTACTACTTTGGTAGTGTTCTGTCAAGCAATTTTCGCACAAAAGTAGTTTTGCCCACAGATGGCTAGTAAACGATCAGAGGGCTAGTAAACGATCAGATGGCTAGTAAACGATCAATCAATAGTGGAACCAAGATAGACAGCCCGACTCTGCCTAGCAAGCTAGTGTCTGGCTTTCAGACCGCTACGCCTGCCGCAGGCAAAAACGTAGGGGCCAAGCTGTCCGCGCCAGAAAACTACTTTAATCGTTCCGTAACAGATTTTCGTTCCCAGACCCCACAAGAAGCCATCCGCCGGATGGCCAAGGCGCACGGGGATACGTCCACAGCCGTCTGGACAGTGGTTAGACTAGCCAACACACCCGTGCAGTACCGGGTGTACAACGCCAACCATCAAATTGACCCCAAAGGCTCTCTGCTTTTGCGATCCATCCTGACCCGGATGGATTACGCATCCGATTACACGCTAGGTTACGATGACCGGATGCCGGTAGCTACAGCCATTGCTAACTTGCTCCGGGAAACGTACCTGTACGGGGCAGCCTCAGCCGAATTGATCCTTGATGACTTGCGCTTGCCCAACCAGATCAAGCCTATCCCGGTCAAAACGCTGACCTGGGTTGTTTCCAAACAGAAAAAAGGCACGTCAAATAAAATGGTGCCTCGACAGAAGGTAGGCAATGAAGAAACTGACCTGGACTATTCCACCGTTTTTTATGTTTCGCTCGATCAAGACAACGAAACCGCTTACTGTCACTCCCCCATCGAACCTGCACTTAACAGCGCACCGGCCTATTCAGAACTACTGGAAGACATACGTAAAGTCGTGCGTCGATCAGGCCACTCCCGACTTAAACTCAAGCTCATCATTGAACAAGTCGTAAAAGCGGCTCCGGCAGACATTCGTGCCGATCCGGCTAAACTGCAAACCTGGCTAGAACAGGTCAGAGACTCAGTGAAATCCGAAGTCGAAAAACTCGATCCAGAAATGGCGTTGGTGTTGTACGACATGGTGGAAGCGGAGTACCTGAACAGCGAGGTCGGCGCAGGTGCGGATTACTCTCCTTTGGTCGAGGTATTCGACGGGGTGCAGTCGACATCACGCAAACCGCCACCTTCTGTCTTCGGCAAGCGGATGGGAGGATCGCAAAACGTATCCTCTACGGAGTCTTTGCTTTTTATCAAAACAGCAGAAGGAATACAGCCGCCAGTGGCAGCGGTATTGTCCCGTGTCATGACACTGGCCATTCGCTTGCACGGGTTTGATGGGTACGTAGACGTGCGGTTTGCTCCGGTCAATTTACGCCCGACGGTAGAACTGGAATCTTTTCTCTTGCAAACGCAAGTCAGGACACTTGAACTTTTATCGCTTGGGTTCATCACGGATGATGAAGCCGCGACATTGCTTAATACCGGGCCTCGTGCGCCTGATGCTCCGTTACTTTCTGGCACTTTCTTTTACGATAAGACCCAGAATCAGATGCCTTCGGCTGATCCGAAGTCAGACCCCGCCCGCACTGCATTGTCAGGCAGCAGCCCACGACGTGCAGGGGGAAGGGACAACGCGGTAAAGTAACTTGAGGTTATGGCGATGAGAAACCTGAAAGAAGCATTGAAAAAAGGCAACAGTCTAGACAATCCGGATCGTTGGGCTAAGGCTACAGCAACGGGAACAATTTTGACCACGGTTACAATAAGTGGTATATCACTCTATAAGGCATTCGGCGGTCAAATAGATTTTGACTCAGACGCATTAAAAGACGCGGCCATATTTGTCGGGGTTTTATGGATGACGATAACCGAGATGATTCATGTAGCGATTAACAAGGAGATAGGCAAAGATGAGTAACGAGAACATATTAGGGAAGCACAGTGTCATGTTTCCCTGCGAAAAGGAAGTAGACCTACGCTTATTGACCCATCGGCTAGAGCAACTAGAAGAAAGACACGATGAGCAGGCTGCGCAAATCAAGCAGCTATTGAAATACGCAGACGTGATTGACAACATCGTAGAAGAACAACGTGCCCGCCGTAAATTCTGGGAGACTACTTCGGCTCAGGTAGCTTCTGCCGGGTTGTGGGCTATCATTGTTGCCTTTGGCTCGGCACTATGGTTTACTTTACAATCAAAAATAGGTAAACCTTGAGGTATTTATGGAACTATGGCTTGGTGAACAAACTGCGTTTTTATTGAACCAGGGAGAAGGTTCCTTGCTCAACGTGCAAGGCAATTTAGGATTTATTGATATTCAAGGCAGTTTGTCTAATAATAGCTGGCTTGATACGACGTACACTGACATACGCAATGCGCTGGTGGCTGCTGCCAATGACCCTGCTGTGGAGCATATCGTGCTGAACATGGATTCTCCTGGCGGAGCGGTATCCGGGCTATTTGATGTAGCTCAGCTTGTTCGTTACGTCAACGACAATGTAAAACCAGTGGTGGCTCATACGTCAGGCAAGATGACATCGGCTGCCTACGCCATCGGCGCAGCAGCCGGTAAGGTGTACGCTTCCGCCTCTGCCTCCTTGGGCAGTGTTGGCGTAGTAGGTGTGCATTTCGATATGAGTAAATACTACGAGCAGGAAGGGATTGTCCCTACTGTGTTATATGCCGGAGAAGAAAAAACAGCGGGTAATCCTTACGAGCCGTTGTCAGATAAAGCCAAGGCGGTGCTGCAAAAACAAATGGATTCAAGTTATCAGATTTTTATTGACCATGTGGCTGAAATGAGAAACCGGCCACAGGACGAAGTAAAGCGAAACATGGCGGAAGGCCGGGTGTTTACCGGGCAAGAAGCGATGAACTACGGGCTGATTGATGGAGTGATGTCACTCGACAATCTGGTTCATAAGTTAA